TAATACACGATCAATTTCTAATTTTCTAGGAGATCCTAAAATAGTAAATCGTTGTTCTGTTTTTCCAGCAACTTGACCACCATCTAACAATAAAGAACCATCATCAACGTTGTAATTGGCAATATTATTTGAGTCCCAATTATTAAGTAAATTCCAACGTTGAACATTTACCTGAAGGATTTCATTAGAACCTTCTTCAGTAATTATGAGAGATGTATTGAATTGATTATAGTTTAATCCTGGATTGGTAACAACAAGGTTTGTAACCGCACCTTGTGCTGAATTGAACTCAGCAACAACCTCTGCACCAATACCACCACCAGTAGAATCAACCACTGTGACTTTTGGTGCTGATCTATAATTTTGTCCACCATTTACTAAATCTACGCTAACAAGTTTACCATTTTCAATATTCAGTAAACCAGAAGCACCATTTCCTTTCTTAATTTGATACTCAGGATCCTGAGTGTATAAAGTACCAGGATTATCAACATTTACTTTGTAGATTGAACCTGTTACAACTACATCAATATTTGCAGGAGTTGTTGGTTGTGTTTCTGAAACGATTGTAACTGTAGGTTGATGTGTATATCCTGTTCCTGGATCTACTACTCTAATTTTAGAAATTTTACCATCTACAATAAGTGGTCTAAGAACAGCATCTCTAAATGCAATGTTTGGATCATTACTTGCATTTTTTGTAACTACAATTACAGTATCTTGACTATATCCAGCACCTTTATTTTTAATATAGACATTTCTTACCGATCCATTAATACCTAATGAAATCTCTGCAGTTACACCCAGTGGATCACTAGAATTTAATTTAGTAGGTCCATCTAATTCAACTAAAGGTGGATTGTGAACATTAAAATCACTTCCACCATTAATAATAGTTACATCTTTAACCTCACCTCTAACAAAGGTAGTTGCACTCTTCCAACTTAAGAGTGGAGTTCCATCTCTAAGAACACCTACTGGAGTATTGACAGGAATATCAACTTTTTCTTCTTCATTACTTTGTTCAAATGTTTTAGGGATTCTTATAAAGATATCATTCTCTTTAATGATGCTAGTTGCTGAATTGTAAGAAATATCATAGAAAGGAACTGTTGAAAATGGCATGTAGATAGATTCACTATCTGAATACACTTTAGTAACACCTGCAACCAAAGATTCATTTAAATCTAATGGTAAAGTGTCATTAAACTGCCAACCATTTACAATTAAGTTATCCTCAACAATAACATTGCTTACAAATCCTAAATCACCTACTTGATAACCAATATTGTTATTTTGAATAGTAACATCAGAAATGCCAACATAAACTACAAATGATGCTCCTTGATCATCAGATGCAGTTGCTAATGTAGAATTATCATATACAAGATCACCTAAAAGTAAGTTAATATTATTAGTTGCTTGGAAATTAGTTAATACAAAATCTAATTCATCAGTACACTCAAAATAATTAGATCTTTTACCTGTATATGTAACTAACTCTTGATTAATTCTTAAAACACCACTTTCTGGAAATCCAAGTGTAGAATCAACGTATAATCTTCTCTCACCACTAACAGTTTCTGGAATTGCAGTAATTACTGTAAACTCTGTTGGAACAATCTGATCCCCATTAGAAATTTCAAATTCATAGATCTGACTAGCAAAAGAAAAGACATTTTCTGCAGTTTGTACTGGAAAAGTCAAACCTTTTTGAGTAACACTCTTTCCAACCAAACTAGGAACATCGTAAGAGTCCAAACTCTCTAATCTTACGATATTTTTGTTTTGGAAAGTTGCTTCTGATGGTGCGTAGAGATTTTCTTTGTAATTACGTAATTCTGGTTTCTTTTGGAATAGAAAATTAAAATAGAACTCAATTCCACTAGGAGTTCCTTTGGAAAGATAGAAATCTTTCGCATTTTTTACAATTTGGTTAATATTGATATTACCCAGATTATCATTTAAGATATTTGCTGGAAAATCAACCAAATAGTTTGATCTTAATTCTTCAAGGAAGTATAAGATGTATGCATATGACTGATTAACTACTGTAGCGGGTGTAGAGTGTGCTGCAGCAGTAGTTTCTCTATTTGGAGTAAACCCATCCTCATATGTCAGGGTATTATAAGTAAATCCTCTAGTACAACCACTAAAGGTAGTAATCTTAGCTCCACCACCAATAGTTTTAAAAGATCTCGTCTTATAGATGATAACTTCATCATTAATTTTCAATAATCCTTGAGATCTTGGAAATTCTACGTGTCCAGTAACACTTACTTCAGTATCATTTTCACTAATAGAAACTAATAACGGTGCTGACGTATCAATTCCAGTATATGTGTCAATATCAATTAAATCCTGAACTCCATTAAGGAGATCAAGAGGATTACCATTAGTTTCTAAAAACCTATAATAATCTTTTACAAAATTTACAAAATTAGGATACTCTGAGGGCAAGTAAGAAGGAACTTGCCCAACAATGGAACTTGATACTTTTAAATCGTTAAACATGTTTAACTAGATACTGGAATTTGACCGACACCTGATGTTCTAGATGATGATGTTAATGCATCTAGGATTACGCTAACGTTAACGCCTGCTGGATCAATTGAAAGGTATAAATCTCTCAATGCCATGATATCATTGGACTTAGGAATTACCGAAACAGAAATATACCCAATATCACCAATTACAGAATTAATATTGATAGCATTAATATTTATTTCGCCTTTTTCATAGTTAATAGAACCTACATTCTTACTAAAGTATTTCTTAGTGGTTCCTTCATAACGGAAAATAGCAATTGTGTTAGTATTTTCTACTTTTTCTAAGTAAAATACGTAGGTTGAATTTTGACCAGTAATCTTAAACCCAGAAGAGATGATATCTGTGTTCTCAGAAATTCTATTTCCATAACATACCTCATATGAAGCAAACACGTTAGGAATTACTGGGAAATTCTTTCTTAAACGAACTCTTGTAATGTTTGATGTGATGCCTTTATCAGCATCATCAATACTACCAACTAATTTACTATATTTAAACTTACCATTGAATCTATTGAGGTCATTAGTTGCCCCAAACCCAACAATAGTGTTCTTGACTGCATTTTCAATCTCTTGCTGATTCTTTCTTGACTTATTGTTGTCATAATAGACAAACGAGTCAATATCAAGATACAGATATGATGGATCAATAACCTCAGGGATAACGGTGAGGATAGAATACTCTTTAATGTCTTTTTTAAGGTTTTGTTTTGCAGTTGTAGTAAGTGTTTCTGCCCCAAATGGTTTTGCAACGATGAATACCTTACCATATTGTGGAGGATCTGCTTCTTCACCACCAAATACTGATAATGACTCAAGATTAGGAGAAATTTCCCTAATCAAGGTCTCGTAATCTCTTACAGTAACTGCTCTTTTCTGTGCAGAGTAATAACGTGGTGCAAGATACTTGATAGAAGTAATATTTTCTGGATTGCCACCACCTGTAGATTCACTTACAAGGGTAATTGTTGGATTTGCTTGTGTAAAGATTTGACCAGCATACTGTAAAGTGCCAGTAAACGTAAATTCAGTACATTGGTTACCTTCTGTCTTGTTGGTTACCAAATATTCAATAAGAATGTTATCTAAATTCTTTAACTTTCTTCCAAATACACCATCACCAAAAATTAACTCAAACTGTTCGTTCTTATTCTCTTGAATAAAGTAAACCCTATCAGTAGAGTTGAGTTCTGTAATATTTTTTACACTAGTATATCTTTGTGGGATATTAAAGTCAACCTCATCAACAACTACATTCAATAAATCAATATCAGCATCTGCACTAGGAACAATAAACTTTTGTCTAGTTGATTCGTCAACAGTATACTGTAAATTTAAGAATGATCCTTGGTAAATTTCAAGATTATTAAAAGTAACTCTACGAACACCATTAGCATCCATGTATGCTTCTCTTGTAACGTCGTTTAAGACGCTAAAAACATAGGATCCGTCCCCATTGCTACCAATAAAGGAATTTCCCTTGTTCAGGGTCAATGCAGCGGTCTGTGGGTTAACGATAACATCAAGGGTAATGACTGCTTTTGATGCTTTTGCAGACCTTGGAGTATATCCAACCAGTTTTGCAAGAGAAACTACGTTCTCTCTAATAGATGCACTATCAAAAAATACTTCATTAGCAACTAAATTGGCATTCAAACCAGAATAGTAGGTATTATACGCCAAAAGATCGATCAGTTGGGAAAGAACTGATCCTTCAAAGTTATAGTCAGTAAAAGTTTCAGAAGAACGAAGGAATTCCCTCAAACTTTTTTTTACATCTTCAAAATCTAAATTAGTTACTTGATTAAACGCCATTATACTCTTTCTAGTACGAGATTAAGTGATTGCTGATTTAATGGAATTCCAACAATTTTATAGTTTACAGTGACCGCCAAAGAGTTATCATCAATATCTTCTAATACTTCAACATCAATAACTTCTACCCTAGGTTCATGTGCATTAAGAGCATCTTCAATACTCAGTGCAATGTCATCGACTAGGGTAGGGTCGAAGGTCTCAAATAGTGCTGAATTGATAGAAGCACCAAAAAATGGACGAAATGGTCTTTCACCCCTAACAGTCAGTACAATGTGTTTGACTGCTTGTTTAATAGCATCCTCATTCTTAATGGTTGGTAAGTCACCATTGATGGGATGCTTATTAAAATTAGGGTTCAGATCAACAAATTTTTTGGATATTGTTGCCATTAGAGCACCTGGTATACTTTATATATCAAGAATCTTTCAACCTTTCTACGAAGTTAACTTTGTTTTCTTCGTTTTTCGTTCTTCTTACCTTATTAAGGTAATAATCTGCCCTTGGATCTGTAATCAGAACCATACCTGACTTGCGAAAGTCATCACTTTGGTCTGGAATTGGGGAATTTGCCACAGTAACCTCTAAAAAACGGACATGGTAGAACTTTTTGGGAGGTTACCATCTCCAAATTATATTTATTCACCCTCTTCTTCGGGTGTTTTCCAGAAATAATCATTAGTATCACCTAATCTACCCCATCTAACACCATTCTCAACTTGGTAATACTTGGTAGACACCTTAAAATCTGGTACTTTTGGTTCCTGTGGAGTGATTGACAGGTCAAATATACGAATTCTGTTGTTAGGATACAGTGCAAACTGCCCATTTTCCAATTCAATGCAGTTATGGGACTTGTGTTCCTCTGGTGTTTCACTCACATTGGTGTTTGTAATGTCAACATCAGGGTGAAAGTTGTCCAATGTGAACAAATACTCACCACTAATTGCTCCATGGTTGCGTGTTTGACATACAAAATCCATAGAACCAATGAATTGCTTCTCAATACAACGGACTCCATAGTCCATACAATTCCAAAATTGGAGGTTAGGTAGGTCTAAGTCCTCTTCAGGCAGTTCAGGGCGACTCAGGAAGGCACTGATGGGCAGTTTATCGAACATTGCAGCATACTCTGGTAGGTATGTCTCAAAATAAAAAGCACGCCCAGGTATCGATTTTGCCGATACCCAGACGCCCTCTACAAATTCTCCGTGCCCGTCAACGTGATCCCTAAGGTATTCCTTACGAACCCAGACCTTTTGTGCTGGTAAGTTGACGACTAATTGACTCATTCTTCGTGATAGGTAGGTGGATGGAACGCACAGTACTCATTAAACGTGATTTTCATCTCTTTGTTAGTGAGATTACAATACTTTGCTGCTTTTGGAAGATTCCATTTAGCACTCCAAAGCATTTCCATTGCTTTTCTGGTCTCTGGTCTCAACGTCCTTGACCTCTGTAACGCTTTTTCTTGTTATTACGAGAAGTTGCAGCGTATTTTGTGTTTTTGGACGACCCTTGACGAGTAGTTTTAGGTTTTCCAGGCATGAAAGAAGCGCCAGAAAGACCAATTTTGGACCGCATTGCCATAATTTGCGTTTTTTTACGTGAACAACAGTAGTATAAACGGAATTTTCCGCTTTGTCAAGTCAAAAAGTGCCTGCAAAGACGTTAAATGACCCCTGAGCGATGATATCTCCGCACCCAATCACATCTCCGATGCGTCCAGGCGGACGAAAATTGAAATACACGTTAACTGGACCCGATGCAATGGGTCTAACTGTGTGTGGAGGAGGACAATTTGCACAAGGACACGCATGAGGAGCGAATAAATCTCCTAAACGCCCTCCCAAAATGAAATTTACGAACACTGGGGGTGCAACACCCGTAGGTGCCATCAATGCCGTGGGTGGATAACAAATGTGCCCTGTAGATAGAGCACCAACGTATGTACAACCTCTCATGGGGATATCTTAGGAAATAAAGGATTACGACCTGTCTGACTATTTACCGCAGCAACAAACCTTGCTGAAGCAATATCTTTGTCATCATAGACGATTTGCTTAATAGGGAATGTACCAGCACCAATACCACAACTACTTGTGATGACTACTGTATATTCTACAATAATCATGAAATTAGGATCTGGGTAGTAGTGCTGCATATGATCAGTCGTTCCGATCTCTGCAATCATCCCAGTAGCAGGAGTACCTGCAATAGGAAGACCACCAATAGGATTCAGAAACGTACCTCTGGTCAAAGCAGAACCCTGATTAAGCGTTCCATACTGTGATGTATAACCAGAAGGTGATACAACAGGTGTAGGAAGGTGTGTAGGAGGAACTACGTCCCTTCTATACTTATATTCCTTATTAGGGAACAGATAGTCCGTATAGGTCCCTGTAACGGTCATAGTGATGGTTCCAGGGAATGTACAGGTCGCTGTTGCAACGCCAGTGCCTCCAGGTCCTGCACTTCCACTAGCACCACTAGTACTAACTAAACTAACAACAAGTCCAGGATCTCCAAAGTATGGAGCAGGTGCAACCACTGGTTTAAAATTAGTTACTGTAACCGTAAACGTCTCTGGAATAATCGGAGGTCCAGGACTACAAACAACCGCAGTCCAAACATTAGGAACCCATACAACGGGTTTCATTACAATGCTTGGTGTTGGTTGAATTGGTGTATAAACTGTAGGTATAGGCATTATTCTTTAACTCTCCTTGCCGTTGCTTGTCCTAGTAATTCTTGGAAACGTGCCGCACCAATCCTGTAGTCATTCATCACATATAGCGTAGTACTCCATGACCCTGCACCAGCAGTAGTAACGGTCCCCTCTGGGGGAATATACCTATAACGCATACCAGTAGCATCAATAAAGAAACCAGTACCACTAGGTCCTACGTCTGTACCTCCACCACCTGCAACTGTACCT